TGAGCACACTGGTCGGTTTTGCTTGATTTACTTCAAGGAAGACACTGTGATCAGTGCAATCACTGTGCAGAACGCAACCGGCAATAGTTTGGCTGGTGAAACCTTTGTTGCTGACACCAAGCTGTCGGGCATCGTGACCAGCATTACGCTGACGAGTGGCGCCTGTCTTGCTTATCGCGTCTGATGGCACTTGCTGACTCGCTGGGGAAGGTCGCAACCAACGTGCTGAAGGCGTTGGGTGCTGACGTGACGATTCGTTATGTCACCAGCGGCAGCTACAACACCACGACTGGTTTAAGCGCTGAAAGTGTCAGCGACACCAACGTCAAAGGGGTTGTTCAGGCAGTTGCAAAGTCTGAGGTCAACAGCTTGATTGAAGCGCAAGACAAGCGCCTTATCGTTTCTGCTGAAGAGTTGGCAACAGCCCCCGGAACTAAGGATCGGGTTGTGATCAGTTCTGTTGTGTATCAGATCATCTCTGTCAACACGGTTGAACAAGACAACACGGCGATCACTTACGAGATGATCCTGAGGGGCTGATGGCTAAGCGCGAGATCCAGATCCTTCAAATTGGTGATTACTGCGAAGACAAGGTAAAAGAGCTTGTCAAAGAAGCAGGCATCAAGCTGCGCAACCGGGTTGTTGAGTTGAGCCCTGTTGACAGCAACACGTTCAAGCAAAACTGGCAGCCGCCTGTCTTTGTAGACAATGGGCTGACCGCCAGGATCGTCAACAATACGCAGAGCTACGGGGAAGCCATTACATACGGCGAAAATACGCCGCCATCTTGGGGGCCTCCAGGTTCATTCAAGTCACGTTTTGGCTTGCCTAAAGGCTGGCCTACTTTGCTTGCTGGGAAGGACGTGCAAAACGCTATCCCTAGCATGTGGAACAGGATTGTCAGCAAGCCATGAGCAGCACATATAACGACATCAGGGCCGCCATTGAGGCACGCATTGCCACAGAAATGGCAGTTTCACCGGCGTATCAGGTGAGCTATGAGAACGTCCCATTTACGCCGCCCAATAATTCCACATGGGTCAAGGTGCAGATCCGGTTTGGGGAGAATGCTTATGCAACGTTGCTAGGGCCAACAACCGGCAGCAACCGTCAGGCAGGCATCGTCGTCATTGGTATTTTCAGTCCCATCGGTGTGGGCACTGGCGATAACTTCACACTGGCTGAACGGCTCAAAGATTTGTTTGATCGCAAGATCGTTAGCCAGATTATCTTTGACGCGGCCAACGGCCCGGCAATCGTTGAAGCTGGCGCACCTGAATCCTTTTTTCAAACAGAGCTAGCCATAACATTCAATGCGTTCGTACAATGAGCTGAGCCAACTACCGTACTTACGCTATGGCCACCACGTTGTCCGGTACGTCCGGCGCCCTTTACTACAAGCCCGCTGGCACTGACAGCACGTTCACCGCATCGAACGTGACCAATGCCAGCAATAACATCATGGTCGGTGCTTACCGAAACTTTAAGGTCAACGACAAAGTTTCGTTCGGTACTGGCACTGGTGGCACATTGCCTGGCGGCCTGTCTGCCAGCACTGATGTTTTCATCAGGACTTACACCGCGTCAACTGGCATCGCTACGTTCTCCGCTACGGCTGGCGGCACTGAATTGGCGTTATCTGACGATGGCACGGATGGAACTACGCCGTTCACCATCAAGTTTGCTGAGTTTCAGGCTGTTGGTGATGTTCGTGAGTGGTCTTTTGAGATCACCCGCGATGAGATTGATGTGACCACCATTGGCCAAACTCTTGGCCAGAACGCTCCGTTCAAAACTTATATCACCGGCTTTGCCGATGGTGAAGGGTCTGCGACCATCTACACCACTGACGACGACACCACCATTGCATCCCGCTTGGTGGAAGACGTTATCCAGCGGATTCAGACCGGCGTGCAGTTCAAGCTGTATATCGACCGTGTTGTGTCTTCTGGCTCTGTTGATGACACGGCTAGCCGTTCAATCACCATGGAAGCTGTGCTGACTTCTGCCAGCTATTCCGTCAACCCAGACGATGCACAATCCATTGAGGTTGCGTTCCGTCCATCTGCTGTTCCTACCTTCGACCTTTCCAAGACTTAATTGCCTGTGGTTGGTTTGTTTGCCCCCGGCTTGCGCTGGGGGTTTTTTCATGAGTAGTATCTGATTATTCTTTCCAAGTTTTTATGTCTTCCAGTGCAAGTGGCCGCGCACTTGATCGTCTCAAAAAGGCTGCCAATTTGACGCCGGTTAAGCGGATTGTTGTCCTCAGCAATGGAGATGAGTTTGAGTTTTGGTCAACGCCTTTGACCATGGCGGAGCGCGAACGGGCGCAAAAGCAGGCCAATTCAGATGATGCCAATCAGTACGCTTTGCAGCTTTTAGTCAACAAAGCAACTGATGAAAATGGTCAACGCATGTTCAAGGCAGGTGAACTGGCTGAGCTGAAAAATGAAGTAAGGGACGAAGACCTGCAGGGTTTGATGGTGGCGCTCGTCACTGGCGAAGGCAACGTCACTGAGGATGAGGCAAAAAACTAAGCAAGCTCTTCAAGGATGACTGGCCCCTGAGGGTGCAGATGCGTGTGGCTCGTGAGTTGGGTTACACGCTTTCTGAGCTTTCAAACAAAATGTCCCGTGAAGAGCTACAGCTCTGGTGTTTGCTGTATGAGGTGGAAGCCGAAGAACAGCAGGAGATGCGCCGCAAAGCAAAGCGGCGGTAGACTCCTAACAACGCGACTGAAATCTTGTGGCTGGCCAGGTTGTCGTTGAACTCACCGCGCAAGACAAGGTTTCAGGTGTTCTGGACAGGATTAGCGGCGCAAGCAAAAAGCTCAACGAAAGCATTAAAGGCGCTACAGAAAAAGCAGGCAGAGGTTTTAACAAGCTTAAAAACTCAGCCACAAGCCTTCAGGGCGTTTTGGGTTCTCTTGGTGCCGCGGCCGCTGTAAAAGGGTTTGCACAGGCTGGCATTGAGGCTGATCGCACAGCAAAGCGGATGAAGTTTTTGGGCGATCAGTTTGGGGAAACTGCACGCTTGCAGGCTTTCGCTAATGAAGCTGCTGAAAAGTTCACCCTGGGGCAAACAGATGCTGCGAATGCAGTGTCAGATCTGTTTGGCCGTTTGCGGCCTATGGGCGTTTCAATGAGCGAGATTGAGACCGTTTTCAACGGAGTCAATGTAGCCGCAAAACAAATGAGCCTCAGCACGGCAGACACTGAAGGTGTCATGTTGCAGCTCAGTCAGGCGCTGGGTTCAGGCAAGCTCCAGGGCGATGAATTCAGAAGCATCATGGAGCGGTTGCCAAAGATCGGCCAGGCCGTAGCAAAATCTTTGGGCGTAACTGTTGGAGAGCTGAAAGATTTAAGCAGCCAAGGCAAACTCACTACAGATGTAATCATCAAAGCCCTGAAGAGTATTGAGAAACAGGGGTTCCCGAAAGCAGATGGTGCGGCTGCATTCAGTAAGGCGATGAAGGATTTATCAACAGCAATAGGACAAAAACTAACGCCTGTACTGAATCCCATACTGAAAGGAATTGCCGGGTTAGTCCAGGGTTTCTTGTCATTACCTGAACCTGTACAGGCTGCCGTCATTGGGTTCACTGCGGTGGCTGGCGCATTTGCAGCGATTGCTCCATTGCTGCCGATAATTGCTGCAGGCCTGGCAGCCGTTGTCGGCGTCATTACTGGCCCTGTTGGCATAGTTGCTGCAATAGGTGGCGCCGTCGCTGCGTTCTTTGCGATGAAAGGCAAGGCTGAAGAGACTAAAGAGCCTGTTACCCAGGTGAAGAATGAGACTGAGAAACTAAAAGCTGCTACTGAAGCGGCAGCCCAAGCAAAGCAGAAATTTATCGAAAGAAGCCGTTTAGCTGTTCAGAGTCTCCAGTCTGAGCAACAGCAAATTAAGGCGCAAGAAGCAGCATTTGAAAACGCATTGCGGGTTACTGATGCACGACTGCAAGCGGAAACAGCAATCAATCAGATGCAGCACAACGCGCTTCAGATTGCTTATGAAAATGCCGGATCAGCCAGAGAGCGCTTGGGAATTGCTCAGAGAATATATCAAAACGAGGTACAAGGCGCACGACTTGCTTATCAGCAAACATTAAACAGTATTGAAGCTGAGAAAACACGCCTTGAATTCCGCAGGCAGGCTGCGGTCCTTGAAGGGGAGATGATCAGGGCCAAGGGTGAACTGGCTGCAGCTGAAGCGGAAGCAAATGGGGCTAATCAGGCACAGATTGAAAAGATCTTGGCCAAAACTCAGCAAGCGGTAAATGTTCAACGGCAGAATGTTCAGCTGATTGATGGGCAAATTGCGGCCCAAAAGCAAATCGGTGAGTTCCAGAAAACGGCGGCCCAGGCGCAGCTGAAAGCAACAGAGCAGACAGCACAACAAAAGCTCAAGCAAAAACTGGTAAGCGATGAGATTGGCATGAGCAACGAAGCGGCGAATACTTTGGTGGGCAAGATCAGTCAAAGCTCGACAAATGCAAACACTCTCAGCACGAATACGAGCAGGGTTGCCACGAATGCCTCAAATGCAGCGGGCAACTTTATCCGTGTTGCTACTGCTGCAGACCAGGCAGCGAATTCAATTATGCGTGCCGCACAGGCGCAAGCTGCGCTGAACCGTGCAAGGGCTAGCAGAAGCAGGGGTGGCGGTGGCGGCGGTGGCGGCACTGTTAGTCAAGCCAAGGGCGGTTACAACCTTGGTTCGTTTACTCCTTTTGCTAAGGGTGGTGTCGTCAAAGGTCCAACCCTTGGCCTTATCGGTGAGGGCGGCGAGCCTGAATACATCATTCCGGAAAGCAAGGCAGCTGGTT